ACAGTTTCCTCTCACCTAATTGACCAGTGCTATGCACTGGAAGCAGCGATCAACAACGAAGAGGGTGCCGACCTCTCTCTGGTCGACAATCTGTATTTTCCAGGTGAAAACACGACGGCCAACTCGGCGTTGTGCGTCGACCCGTTCCCGGCCGATGGTTCGGGAGAGGAGTTCTGACGTGAGTCTGCTTGACGTAAAACCCGAACTTATCATCGACGTGGCGTTGGGCATCCACCCCCTGCCGAAGCTCGCGGCCAAGTACGGCATGACGGAGCTGGAGCTGATGCAGCTCCACACGCGCGACTGGTTCAACCGTGCCGTCGCCGAGAAGAAAGCCGAGCTGGAGAGTGCCGGGTTCAACTTCAAGGCCAAGATGACCCTGATGGCGGAGGACTTGCTGATCGACGCGTATCACGCGGCGAAGCTCAGTGACGCCGTCACGCCGAAGCTTGATGTTGCAAAACACCTCGCAAAGCTCGCAGGGCTCGAACCGCAGCCCGGTGCCAATTTGCAGCTCGGGAACACCGGCGTGCAGGTGGTGATCAACTTCAACGGAGGCAAGGATGCACGGACCATCGACAGCGCCAACATCACAGGCACGGGTAGCACCGGGGATGAGCTTTGGAAGATTGACGGTGTGGACCAGCTCCCGGTACTACCCGAATCAGAACAAGCGATACTGGGTCTGCCGGTGCAAGTGCGGGAAGCTAATCGAGACCTCAGCGCAGGACTTGATGCTGGGCCGGACTGACTCGTGCGGGTGCGCGCGACCGCACCCTGAAACCATACCGAAGGCGTACGCATACCCATGGCCGTGACCAAGATCGAATACACACCGGTTCCGAGTGTGGAGCCGTACATCCGCAGTGAAGCGTTCCAGAACTTCATCGTAGGGCCGGTGGGTTCGACGAAGACCACTGCGTCGATCATGAAGATTCTCTACGAGGCGTCGCGCGTGGCGCCTGCGCGTGACGGCATCCGACGCTCGCGCTATGCCGTGGTTCGAAACACGCGCCAGCAGCTGCTCGACTCGACCATCAAAGACTTCCTGAAGTGGTATGTTGATGGGCAGATGGGTACATTCCTCAAGACGGACATGACCTTTCAGCTTCAGATGGGGAACATCCATGCAGATATTCTGTTTCGTGGTCTTGACGATGCTAACGACGTTCGTCGTTTGCTATCTCTGCAGCTTACTGGCGCGTTTTGCGATGAGGTGCGCGAGATCAATCCGGACGTCTTCAACGCGCTCACGGGACGGCTCGGGCGCTACCCGGACGGGATGCTTGTCCCTCACAGGCCGGAGTGGGGGCTCGACCACAAAGGCAACCCGGTGCAGGGTTGTGTCGACGATAGCGGACGATCGATGAAGCGGGTGTGGGGTTCGACCAACCCGCCCGACATGGATACGTTCTGGCACACGACCCTCGATACCCCGGCGCCCGGTGTGGGTGTGTGGATTCAGCCGAGCGGGCTGAGCGTCGAAGCCGACTGGATTCACCTGCTGCCGACCGACTACTACGAAGACCTGATGATCGGTAAGACGCCGGACTGGATTGACGTCTACGTGCATGCGAAGTGGGGCAAGAGCCTCGCCGGTCAGCCGGTGTTCAAGGCGTTCAACCGCGATCTGCATGTGGCGAAGCACGACCTGCGACCGCTCAAATCCAACAACCACACAATCATCGTAGGCATGGACTTCGGACTGAACCCGAGCGCGGTGATCGGGCAGGTTGATATGTTTGGGCGCTTGATCATCTTCGCGGCGTTGACGTCGAATGGTATGGGCCTTACCCGGTTTTTGCAGTCGATACTGCGGCCGTTCTTGTCCGAGCACTTCCCTGGCCTGCCGGTTGTGGTGGTGGGCGATCCCGCGGGCGTCACGCGCGCGCAGACTGACGAGCGCTCCTGCTACGACATTCTGAAGAAGGAGGGGTTCAAGGCGCTGCCCGCGAGAAGTAATTCTCCGGTGGCGCGCATCGCCGCAGTCGACACGTACCTGATGCGGCAGGTGGACGGCAAACCAGGGTTCCTCATCGACCCCAAGCACGGGCACCCGCTCGTCAAAGCGTTGGCCGGGGGCTACCGGTACAAGCTCAAAAAGACGGGGGAACTCGAAGATTCTCCCGAGAAAAACGAGCACTCACACATCGCCGACGCGTGCCAGTATCTCTGCCTGCACGCGGATGGGGGGCTCCGCGGAACGCTGATGGGCGGCGCCCGGCGGGAGGTTAAGGCGGTGCGCCATGCGGGCTGGACGTGAGGCACTAGACGTGCGAGCTGTCAACCCTTAAGATGTTCGCACATCTTCCCGTAAAGGATTAAACTGATGGCTGGATTGCCCGCCCCTCCGCCCGCGATGTCTTCTGCCCCGGCCCAATTCAGTAATCCGATGGGCGGGAAGGTCATCTCCATCGGCCCGCTGCGCGCGGTGCCGAACAGCGTCATGCTCGAACAAGAGCGCCGTGAGACGGAGAAGGCGCAGGCGGCGCCGCTCCTCCAAGGGCTGGCCGGACATGTGCGCAAGCACTGGTCCGAGGCGCGAGACGCGAAGCGCAATACCGTCGAGACGCGCATGCTGCAGAGCATCCGCGCGCGGCGCGGGGAGTACGACCCCGACAAGCTAGCACAGATCAAAGAGATGGGCGGCTCTGACGTCTACGCGATGATCACCAGCGTGAAGTGTCGCGCCGCTGGGTCGTGGCTGCGGGATGTGTTGCTGGCGAACGGAAGCGAGAAACCGTGGACAATCCGGCCGACGCCGATCCCTGATCTGCCACCGCACATCAACGAAGCGATCATGAACCGTGTGCTGCAGCCGATGGTCGACGCTGCGATGGCGGGCGCTCCGCTTGAGGATCAGCAGGTGCTCGAACTTCTGGGCACCATGCGCGACCAGACGCTTAACGAGATTCGTGCGCACTCCAAGGTCATGGCGGAGCGCATGGAGAACAAGATGGAAGATCAGCTCGTCGAGGGCGGCTTCGTCCACGCGCTGAATCAGTTCGTCGATGACATCGTGACGTACCCGAGCGCCATCATCAAAGGGCCGGTGGTGCGCAACAAGAACCTCCTGAAGTGGCAGCAGACCGCCAACGGGTGGGAGGTCGTAACCGAGAAGCAGATGCGCCTTGAGTGGGAGCGCGTATCGCCGTTCAACATCTACCCCTCTCCGGAAGCTGAAGGCGTCAATGATGGCTACTTGATCGAGAAGCATCGCCTGTCTCGCACCGATCTCAATGACCTGATTGGAGTGGACGGCTATGACGCTGGTGCTATTCGTTTGGTTCTCGATCTTTATGGTCGGGGCGGTCTGCGCGATTGGCTCTATGACGATGTGGGCCAGATGGAGGCTGAAGGAAAGTCGGCGGTCCACACGATCACAAACCCCGACGGACTCATCGACGCCCTGCAGTACTGGGGAAGCGTGCCCGGAAGCCTGCTCATCGAGTGGGGTATCGACGAAAAAGAGATTGAGGAACCGACACGCGACTATCACTGCGAGGTCTGGCTCATCGGCTCCAACGTCATTAAGGCCACGCTTAACTATCACCCTCTCGCGGAGAAGCCGTACTACAAGGCGTCGTACGAAGAGATTCCTGGGAGCTTCTGGGGCAATTCTCCTTGCGATCTTATTCGCGACGCACAGACTGTCGTCAACGCAGCGTCACGAGCCCTTGTCAACAACATGGGACTGGCATCCGGCCCACAGGTGGTTGTCAACGTCGACCGCCTTGCAGTGGGAGAAGATGTCACACAGCTTCGTCCGTGGCGCATCTGGCAGGTGACAAGCGATCCGATGGGTAATGGCTCCTATCAGCAGAAGCCAATCGAATTTTCGCAGCCGGATTCGCGCGTCGCGGAGCTTGCCGGGATTATTCAAACGTTCATGGACCTCGCCGATGAGTGGTCCGGCATTCCGAAGTATCTGACCGGCGACGCGCCGGGCGGTGCCGGGCGCACGGCGTCGGGTCTTTCGATGTTGATGTCGAATGCAGGCAAGTCGCTGAAGCAGGTGGTGGCGAACATCGACAACTACGTCATGCGTCCAATGCTGCAGCGCCTGCATTACTGGAACATGAAATACGCGGAAGACCCGGACCTGAAGGGCGACATCAACATCGTCGTCCGCGGCGCCAACGCGCTCGTCGCCAAGGAAGCTGCGCAGGTTCGCCGCAACGAGTTCCTGGCTGCCACCGCCAACCCGATCGACATGCAGGTGCTGGGTGTGGAGGGTCGTGCCGAGGTTCTTCGCGAAGTGGTGAAGACGCTCGATATGAACGTTGACAAGGTTATCCCATCCGCCGAGATGCTCCGCGTTAAGCAAGCACTCGCCGCCAAGCAAGCGCAGATTCTGCAGGCGCAGCAGATGGCGATGGGTGAAGTTCCTCAGCTGCCGCCTCCCGGCGGCGGCACCCCAGCGCAGCTCGGCGGCCCGAGCCCGTCCGGCCAGACGCTCGCAGATGGGGCGCCCGTCGTCGATAACTTCTCACCGCCGTCCGGCTGACGCTTGACAGCACCCAAACATCTTGAGTAATGATCATGTTGCTGAAACCAACCCGCCCCTTTGTGCAGGCACTACATTCTGTCGTGCACTCGCCGCCGTGGAAGGACATTGGTGTTCATTTAGAATTAGAGCTTCGCGCGACGCTGCAGCAGATGGTGTCTTGTTCCGACCCGGTTCAAATCCACGCTCTTCGCGGACGCGCCCAAGTTCTTAGTGAGCTACTGGAGGTCGCCTCGACCACCAGAGACCTTCTTGACAAGCTCAAGTAGGGCAACCTGCCGACCGGCTTAGCCGGTGCATGGAGAGTAGCTAAATGTCGAAACCTAACGTTCAACTGCCGCGCCAGCTCCAGCGCCAGCAGGAGGAAGTTGAGAAGTTTGATCGGGAAATTGCCGAAGCACAGGCAGCCCCGAACCCTTCTGATCCCCCCGCTGAGCCGCCTCAAGTGCCGGACGGCCAGGAACCGCCGCCACCCGCCCCCGTAGTGGCTGCCCCGAATCCCAGCGACGACCAGTGGGAGCAACGCTTCCGAACGCTCAAAGGCAAATACGACGCCGAAGTGCCTCGCTTGCACGCTGAGCTGAAGGAGATGCGAACCAAGCTCGATGAGCTTGCAGCTCGCCCTCGTGTCGAGACGCCTGCGGAACCGGCCAAGCCCAAGTCGAAGCGCGTGACGGATAAAGATGCCGAGACTTTCGGTGCCGATCTCATGGATGCCATCAAGCGGCAGGCAGAAGATATTGCAGCCGATGCCCTCGCCGAGATGTCAGCCAAGATCAGCAAACTTGAGCAGGAAAACGAGCAGCTCAAGCAGACGGTGACCGGCGTTTCTACGACGCAGGCTCAGACCACGCAGGAAATGTACTTCGCCAAATTGACGAGCGCTGTCGCTGACTGGCAGGCCATCAACGTTGATCCGAAGTTCCTTGAGTGGCTGGGCGAGATTGACGAGATTAGCGGCGTCTCACGGCAGGCCCACTTGAACCATGCGTTCGAGAACCTCGACGTGGATCGTACCGCGAAACTTTTCAACGCGTACAAGAAAAC